ATGTTACATAATAACCCGAAAAAGTGTCTGTAATAGAGCCGCCTTTAAAGCCCCAATCATTCAAAATAGCGTTGTGTAAATAATGATTCCGCAAGTTAAGGTCACAACCTGTGTGTAACTGATTGGCTTCAAGCGAACCGATTTTTTGAGCGGCATATGTAAAAATAAGAGTGTATGAAGAATCAGTTGATTTCATACGATAACACCAATCCATAAATGCCGAACCGTTTTCAAGGTTAAACGAAAGGTCACGCTTTGAAGTATCAGAAGCATAACAACCGGTACCTATGTAACCTACCTTAGTGCCTTTGTAGTAAAAATTTTGACCTACCGAATTTAACGACATTAGCTTTTTGCCGTTATTATCAAAAATATC